GCCACAGTCCGTCAGCTACATGTGGGCGAATATCGCAGATTCACCGGAGCTTGACGAAAAGTGGGGCGTCGATCGCATGGCTTTGGCAGAAAAAGTGCGCGACCTTAGCTTTGCAGAGCAGTGCTCTATCGCCGAAGTCGTTCGCGCCTTCTGGGGAAACGATTGGAGCCAGGCAAAAGACTATGCCGATGTCTTCCAGACCATCGGCGCCATAAAAAAATAACCCAACCCTAAAAAACCTGTCCAGGGCGTCCACAGCGCCCAAGGCGAACATGACACCCCCCACCCAGCGCCCCCATAATCGGGGGCATGACTCAACCTCTCTTCACATCCACCGAGCTTGACCAGCAGATCAGCGCCTACAAACAGGCGCTGATCGCGCTCGCCTCCGCGCAAAGCTACACCATCAACCACGGCAGCGGACAGCGCACCGTCACCAAAGCCGACCTGCCCGAGATCCGCCGCACTCTCGAATGGCTGCAGACCGAGCGCGTCAAGCTCACCACGGGCGCAGGCCCGCAGATAGTCGCCGGGAGGGTGCGCCGTGGCTGATGCCCCCTCCAAATTTGCGCAGATCCGCCAGGCCAAACGCCAGGCCAATGCCCTGCAGAAAATCGCCATGATCCCCGGCGGGCGCATGCCCGGCTTTTCGCGCACCGGCGGTACCGCCAGCGGCGCCATGTCCAACTGGTCGCCGCGCCGCGTCGGCTACCGCGAAGAGAGCCGCCAGCGCGAGGCCCTGGTCGCGCGCTCGCAAGACCTCGTTTTCAACGACCCTCACGCCTGCAGCCTGATCGAGTCCATCGACGTCAACGCCGTCGGTCCCGGCCTGTGGCCGCAGAGTAAGCCCAATTTCAAGCGGCTGGGCATTACCGAAGAGCAGGCCGCAGAGATCTCCGAACAGGCCGAATGGGAATTTGAAGTTTGGAACCGCGAAGGCGACGCCACCGGCGTCAGTGACTTTTACGGCATCCAGTTTCAAAACCTCTGGTCAACGCTCGTCAACGGCGAATTTCTCAACCTGCCGCTCATGATCGACACCGACATCAATCGCCGCTACCGGCTCGCCATCCAGGCGATCGACCCCGCGCGGCTGCGCACCCCGGCAAACCTCATCGGCTCGCCCGACGTGCGCGACGGAATCAAGCTCGGCCCCCTCGGCGAACCCCTCGGCTACTACATCGCCAACCCCTCAGACGGTCAAACGCTTGCCGGGCTGCCCTTCACCGATTATATCGAGTTGCCCCGCGCCGTAGGCCACCGCCCCGTGGTCATGCACCGCTTCCACAAAAAAACACCCGAGCAGGTGCGCGGCGTGCCGATCCTCGCGCCTGCCATGAGCTTCTTCCGCAATTTTGCCGACTACCTCGATTACGAGCTGCTGGGCGCCATCATCGCGTCGTCCTTTCCGGTATGGATCGAAAAGACCAACCCCTACGACGTCGCCAACCTGCCCGGCGTCGGCACAGAGCAGCACGACGACGGCTCCACCTCCCAATATCAAGAGGTGCCCCCCGGCCAGATCATGTACGGCAAAAGCGGCGAGCGCCCCCATATCCTCAAAAGCGACCGCCCCGGCAACAGCTTCGAGATCTTCGTCGAAACATCCCTTCGCGCCGTCGGTGCCGCCACCGGCATGCCGTATGAGGTCATCAGCAAAGACTTCAGCAAGACCAACCTTTCCAGTGCCCGCGCCGCCCTGCAAGAAGCCTGGCGCGTGTTCGAACTCTACCAGGATTGGCTGGTCAACCATTACTGCCAGACCATCTGGGAGATGTTCTTTGAGGAAGCCATTTTGGTCGGCCGCATCAAGCTGCCCGCAGGCGCGCCCGATTTCTACCAGTACCGCGCCGAATACTGCGCCGCCACCTGGGTCGGGCCAGAGCGCACCAACGTCGACCCGGTCAAAGAGATGACCGCCGACATCATGGGCCTCAACTCAGGCACCACCACCCTGGCCGATATCGCCGCCAAGCGCAACAAGGATTGGGAGGCCCAGGCCAAGCAGCGCGCCCGCGAGCGCGAAACGTTCCGCGAGCTGGGGCTGAACCCCGATCCGCCCAACGTGCGCGAAGCCAAAGACCCCGAGAACCCGCAGCAACAACCGCAGGAAGAAGAAACCGCATGAAATACCTCCATATTGCAGAGAGGCTTTTCAACCGCCCGCTGATGATCTCAGAGCCGAAATTGAATGTGATCCTGCACCTGTTTGGCCAGCGTTCCGGCATTGACCTGGTCGGTCTGCCCTCCGCCGACCTCGCAGCCGTCAGCGACCGAGAACGCCAGCGAGCCGGATACCGCGTGCAGGACGGCACCGCCATCATCGGCATTTACGGCCCGCTCTTGCATCGCCGCATGGATATGGAATTCCCCAGCGGCGGCCCCATGACCTACGCCGAAGTTCAAAGCGCCATCGATACCGCCCTGGCCGATGATTCCGTGCACAGCATCGTGCTCGATGTCGACTCCCCCGGCGGCGAAGTCAGCGGTGCCTTCGACCTGGCCGATCACATCTACCAGGCCCGCAGCCAAAAGCCCATCACCGCCATCGCCAACGAGGGCGCGTATTCCGCCGGCTACCTGCTCGCCAGCTCCGCCAGCCGCCTGGTGCTGCCGCGCACCGCCGGCGTCGGCTCCGTCGGGGTGATCTCCACCCACGCCGATTTCTCCCGGGCCGAAGATGCCGCCGGCATCACCGTCACCCATATTTACGCAGGCGAGCGCAAAGCCGACTTTTCGCCCCACCAGCCGCTCAGCGACGACGCCCTGGCAGAGCAGCAGGCCAAGGTCAACGACACTTACGACCTTTTTGTCGAGACCGTCGCCCGCAATCGCGGCATGAAGGTGCAGGCCGTGCGCGACACCCAGGCCGGAATTTATGAGGGCAAAAAAGCCGTCGCCATGAAACTCGCGGACGAAGTCGCCGCCGCTGATAAAGCCATCGCAAGCGCCCGCACGGGCACCACGTCCAGAAAGATTGCCGCCCCAAGCGCGGCCAACGCTAAGGAGAAAAAAGCTATGACTCTCGAAGAACTCAAAGAGAACCACCCCGACCTGTACGCACAGGTCCAGGCCGAAGCCCGCCAGGGCATGATCGCCCAGGCCGAAGCTGACACCGCCAAAGCCGAAGCCGCCAGCGCAGAGCGCACCCGCTGCATTGATCTGGTCGGCGCCACCCTCGGCGAAGAGACCGGCAGCAAACTGCAGGCCGTGGTTGACGCAGGGCTTGACGCAGAGCAGGTGAAAAAGCTCGGCATCAGCGTTGCCCCCGCAGAAGCCGCCGCCAGCACCGCCCAGCAGCAGATGCTCGACGCCATCACCGCCGCCGCCCCCAAGGGCGTCAAAGCCGCCGGCGTGCAGGATGACGAACACGCCCAGCGCAAAAGCGCCGTCGAATACATGGCCAAGGCCGGCAGCGTCAAATAACACCGCCACCCACTGACAGATAAAGGAGAACGCTCATGGAAACTTTTACCCCCGACAAACTGCTTGCCAGTGATTACCCGGCGGTCACAGATGTTCGCACCGTCCTCACCGGCCAAACCCTCACCCGCGGCACCGTGCTGGCCGAAGACGGCGACGGAAAGCTCGTGCCCGTCGATTCCGGATCCGCCACCGCATCGATCCAGAACCCGGTCTGCATCCTGGCCGAAGACACCGACGCCTCCGCAGCCGACGCCAACGCCGTGGTGTTTCTCTCCGGCGCGTTCAACGAAGGGGCTTTGACCTTCGGCGGCGCAGACACGGCTGATACGCACCGCAAGGCGCTTCGCGACCTCAACATCTACCTCAAAAAAGCCGTCAGCGCTTAACGCATAAGGAGACTAAGCCATGATCGACATTTTCGATACCCGCACCATGCTCGACGTCGTCGACCAGATGAAACGCCCGAGCACTTTCCTGCGCGACACGTTCTTCCCGCGCGCCACCCAGTTCGACACCGCCTCAGTCGACGTCGACATCGTCAAAGGCAAGCGCCGGCTGGCGCCCCTGGTCAACCCCCTGGCCGAAGGCCGCGTAGTCGAGCGAACCGGCTTTACCACCAACACTCTCAAGCCAGGCTACGTCAAGCCAAAGTTTGTCACCTCCGCCGGAGATCTGCTTAAGCGCAGCCCAGGCGAGGTACTTTACGCCGGCGGACGCACCCCCGAGATGCGCGCACAAGAGCAGCTCGGCAAAGACCTCGGAGAGCTCTATGACATGGTCACACGGCGCGAAGAGTGGATGGCCGCGCAAGCGCTCACCACAGGACAGGTCGTCATGACAATCAAGGGCGAAACCGCCGACCAGACCGTGACAATCGATTTTCAGATGAACGCAAACCACAAAATTACCCTGACAGGCACCGACCTGTGGAGCGACGCTGGCAGCAATCCCTTGGCAGACCACGCCACCTGGGCCCGCATGTGCCGTCAGGATAGCGGACTCTCACCCACCGACGTGCTCATGGGCTCCGATGCCGCCGAAGAATTCATCAAAAACGAAGCGGTGCAGAAAGAGCTCAACAACCGCCGCATCGACACCGGGATGATCATGCCCGAAAACCTTCCCAACGGCGTCGCCTACCTCGGCCGCATTGATCGCCCCGGCGTCAGCGTCGACCTGTGGACCTACGACGAGTGGTTTGTCGACGAAGAAACCGGCCTCGAGGGTCCCGCCATCCCCGCTAATAAAGTTGTTATGGGGTCGCGCCGCGCACAGAACAGCAAATTGTGGGGAGCTATCCAGGATATGGATGCCTTTGAATCCGGCCTGGTTGCAACCGACCGCTTCCCCAAGAGTTGGACGACCAAAGACCCAAGCGTGCGCTGGCTGATGATGCAGTCCGCCCCGCTGATGGCGCTCAACCAGCCGGATGCCTTTGTCATCGCCACGGTGCTGGGCTAAGCGTTTCGCCTGAGATAAACGCCGGGCCGCATAAATAAACGCGGCCCGGCGTAAAAAGGAAAGGGAGCCCCATGAAAGTCACGCTCAAGCAAACCGTCAAATATAAAGGCCAGTACCACGCCGCAGAAACCACG